AGTTTTAAAGTACTTATCTAATATTCTAGCAGCTTATTCAGGTTTGACCTCATTAGCATTAGGTAACACCTCACCCTGTACGAGAATATCCCTGAACTCCTCTCTATCAATGACTTGCTGATCGAATAGTGATGTTAAAGCTGTAATATCCTGTCCAATTAATCTTTCGATGTCGAAGTCTCTGCTGATTTTTACTTCAGGTGGTTCGATTCCAACATACTCAGCCGAGAGGTTGAAAGCCTTTTGAAGTTTTTGCTCTAGTTCCATAGATACCATTGCGAGCATGGAGTTAGTGTCTACCCGATCCAGTCTCCTGGCATCTGCTGATTCAGCTACAAATTTCTGTTGTGATAGTGTACTGATTCCTAACGTAGCCATCTGCATTTGTAATTCTTTTATTTCAGCAGATTGGGCATCGAAAGCACTTGAAGCGGGTTCTACATAGTAAATTTTATTACCTGGTTGAGTTGCCATTGCGTAATTTACTGATATAGCAAGGTCTTTGGTCTGGTCATCATATCCTTCCATTACAAGCATAGGTTGAGATGCAACATGCAAGCTATGTATTAAATCTGCCTGTCTTTGAAAGTGTGCAAGATTTAGATATGCGATGTCGAGTAGAGGTGGTTTGCTGACTAAATTATCTGTTTTTCCAGAATAAATAGTAACTAAAGGTATTTCACCGAGAGAAAAACTACCAGATTCAACCTGTTTGTAATCTTTTTGAGTTGTTGCGACTTCAAATTCACCTACAGAACTATTATCAGAAACATCATACATTTCCTCTAATTGTTCTTTTTTACGAAATACTCTATACCTACCAGGTTCTATTACTCTTATCTGATCGAATACTTGCTCGCCAAATTGACCGCTTGGTAGTACTGCCTTTTCAGCCAGTCTCACTTGTATCAAGTTGCCGTAATTCGCTTCTCTATCTAATCGCCAGCCATAAAGATTGGTGGGGTCTACTTCGATCCAATATGGTCTACGATCTTGTGCTCGTTCTTCTGCTAGACTTATTGCTCCTGATGGTGCTGGATAGTCTACAAGAATATGACTCTGACCATAAGTTAATGAACACATAAGTATTCTTCTTGCGTATTCATCTAAATCTGACTTACAGCCGTCAACATCCATCTTGAACATTTCTGTCCAGTATGGATCGCCTGTTAGTGTTATTGGTTTACGAAGAACTAATCCTGTAGCTGCTCTTATTAATCTCTGTGTGAAAGGACTGAATACTGCCCTGTTTACTCTGGCGAGGTAGGCGTCATAATCTTCTCTTGGTTCTAGTGGTAGAAATGCTTCACTGTTTTGTCTTAGGTAGTCAGTGCCCTCGGTGACAGCTTTCATTATTTCCCATCCTTTCATCATGTCTAAAACTGCTCTAGTTCTAGTGAAAGGACTATCATCTCCTCCTGCTGAAGTAGATGAAATTATGTTTGTTCGTATTGGGCCAGGAACAGCGTAAGTCATGTCAGCACCTCCATCTTCTTAATGCTAATGCCTTTCTAGTTGGTCTGCCTTTACTATCTTTCATTGGACCTTTAACTCCCTTCATTCTCGCACAGAAACTCTTTCTTCTTGCTGCTCTTTTTCCTGTTGGATTCTTTTCCGTTACTGGTGCTTTTAAGTTGCTTCCTGTAGCTCTATTATATTTTGCTCGTCCTTTCGCAGTCAGTCCTCCCTTCTTGGACTTTTCGCCTCTTCCTACTGATAAACTGACTCCTTTTTTACGTGGCATTACTTTCCTTTCTTTTTCATGGCTATTCTATGTGCTTCCATAAATGTCTTTCCGTTCAACATCTCTTTCTTCATGACTGCCATGTGCTGTGCAGTATGAGTACCTTTTTTCTTGTGGTTTGCTAAAGCAGTTTTCTGTCTAGCTGTAAGTTCCTTTTTCTTCATTTCTTTTTCTTCTTTTTCTTTTTGGAACGTAACTTTTTAAGATCAGCAGATGTGATCTTATCTTTTGGTGGAGCAACAGCAGCTAATTTGCGTTGCTTGGGAGAGTAAGAGCCTTTAGGCATTATGCAGCGTTGGTAATAGCACCAGAAGTTTGGAAACTTACACTTACTGTCTCAAGATCACCTGTTGCAGCAGATAGTGTTGTTCCTGTAACGATTCCACTAAAACTTACTTTCTTACTACCAGATGTATCTAAGAATAACTCAAATTGTGCGTCTGCTGGATCTTCTGCTGTTAATACATCAGCAAGTAAATTAGCAGTTTCATTACCACTGGCTGCGGTGTATAGAAAATCTACAGAACCCGTTCCAGAGATAAGGCCACCTACAAAAGATCTTGATGTTGCCCCGTGTGCCGTTACATCTAAGGTATCTTTTGATATGTCCAGTGACCAGCTTGTTGTAGAAACTATTGCTTCTGTTGTTCCAGATCCGTTTTTAAATTTAACAGAACCTTCTTCGCCACGAAAAAATGCCATTGTCCTAAGAAAAAAGAGTATTTAAGATTAGTTTAACTTGTTGTTGACTTTTTTACAGTACCTTTTGACATTTTTGCCTGATATTGTTCACATCTGGGATCCCAGAGGGCAGGATTTCGCTTTCCTTTGACCTTTTCGATGATGTCAAGCATTTCTGGTGTGATTTCAGTCATTTCTTACTCCTTTTGGTAGTTTTTTTACGTCTATGTTGGTATGTTATCTTTTTACTGCCTGTTTTTTCACGTTTAAAACGTGCTCTTTCGGCACTTGACATTTCTGAAGCAGTCTTAGGTGTCTTACTTGAGACACGCTTACTTGGTCTACAGGCAGGGTAGCCTCGTTTTTCGCCTTTGGAGCGTCCACAAGGTTTGCCAGTTTTAACATCTACCCATTTTTCCTTGAACCAACGGGTAAGACCACCACTACTTCTTGCCACGTTTCTTTGCCTCAGTGCGATATGTACCGCCACGCTTTTTGTACTCTCGTACCAGCCAAGCGTTTGCGTAGGCAGAGGGGTAAACTTTGAATTTACGTTTGGCTTCTGCCTTTACTCTGGAGTATAACGCTTTATTAACAGGTACATTCATGTCTCTTTTTACCTCCCTTTTTCTTCTTCTTCTTTTTCTTGGTTGTTGACATTCCGTAGGCCATAAGCAAAAAGGGTATCTTAGTATATTCTAAACCCAGTTTGGCCTAAAGACTCAGGTTTTACAAGATTAAATTGCTGTAAACATAAATATCCGAAAGCATCAAAAGCGTGATCTACCCCTAAATTCTTGTTAGGCAGTCCTGTGTTGGGAGCATAGGTTAGTGTTCTGAGTGCTTTTATTAATTCTTTACATCTTGGGTTAATTATTGTGCGTCTTTCTTCGGCTGCATCAAATAATGCGGTGTTTACGCAGGTTATCTTATCCCTTATTTTCCAGGGAGATCTGGGAGAAGATACGGTGAAACCGCTTCTGCGGAGGATGTTGTGGTCGGTTGAGCCTACTCCTGATGTTTTTCGTGCTGCACCTGTAGGGTCGGGGCAAGCAATTATTCGTCTGTCCACCCCGTAGCGATTCATTACTTCTTCGGTGAAATCCCAGGTTGTTGCTCCTCCTGTGAGAATTATTTCATCAAAGACGTATAGGTATTGCTGGTGGCGGACTGCACAGATTCCGCAAAGTGGATCTACGTTAAAATCAACTCCCAAAAGGAGGGGAAGGAACTGCATATCGTTTGCTTCCTCAGAAATGTTGGAGTCTGAAAATGAGACTGCAACAAGACCCGTGAGATTCTCAAAACTGGCTTCAAATTCTTGCTTGAATGTTCTGGTGTCCAGTTGGGCCTTTGCTGCTTCGACCTCCTCTTTCGCTACGTTGCCCCCTTCTATTGTTGTGAAGCTCCATCTTTTCCAATCACCTGTTTCATCCTGTGGAACGTAGCACCATAGATCATAAAACCAGGAGGCTGTGCCATCTGGTGTAGAAATGAAGAGTGCCCATCCCTGTTTGTCTGCAAGAGCAGGTCGTATTACTTCAAACCATACTTCGGAATCCATGAAGGCTGCCTCGTCAAGTACTACTCCAGCGAGGCTTCGGCCTCGGAGAGTGGTTGCGTTTTCCGTGCCCTTGAGTTCAATTAGCGATCCATTGATTAGTTCTATTTTTAGGTCGGTTTCATTTTTTGATTGAATCCATTCTCTTGGAACGAGTCTCTTTAGTTCTTTCCAGGCAATGTCTTTTGCCATGCGGTAGGTGGGGGCACAGTAGAAGTAGGTTTCGTTGGGGCGGTCTATTGCTGCTTTTACCAGTTCTATGCAGGATAGATAGGATTTTCCGAATCTTCTGCCAGCTACGAGAACTCTAAATCGTTGTTTTGCATTGAACACCTCCCCCTGTGCCCATTTAAGGGTTAAATTTTCGGTTGTAGCGGTACTCATGTAGTAAAGAATAGCTTAAATTTGACTATTTACACCATTTTTATCGACTAAGTACTACATTTAAGGTTATTATTCAAGTAAATAGTATCATTTTAGTCCGTGGCTCAAGCATACTTTCATCCAAACTCAGGAAATCCGAACGCTCCAAAGACAAAAGAAGGTCTTGGTATCTCTGGGAGGCGTAATAGTCGAGCAGTTATAGAGGCGAGGCAGCAGAAATTGTATAAAAGGCAGTTGGAGGGGCTGACTACAAGACAGTTGGTATTGGATCATGCTGTTAAGGAGAATGTTTCAGTGTGGACAGCCTGGGAAGATTGGAAGCAGGTGAAGAAATGGAACGATGAGGATTGGAATAAAGATAGGGAGAAGATGATCGGACGACTCCAGGGGATGAGAATAAATCTTTTTCAGAAGGCTGTTAAGAGAGGGCAGTATCAAACTGCTGCTCAGATATTAGATTCATTGGGTAAAGTACTAGGGGAGAGTGAAGAGACTATTAATCTTAAGACTCCACAACTGTCTATTAAGGTTGAAGGTAAAGAAGAGTAGTTGACACTATTGTAGTATTTTAGTATAATATTATTAATGTAGCACATAATTAACTTATGCTTTGATTTATCAACAGGTTCCCCACCTGGCACAAAAAAATTTACAAAATTTTAACCCTACCCCCTGCAGCTATAGGGAATAGGGCTAAAGGTTGACGGTCTGGTGGCCGCTCTGGGCTGTCTAGCGTCCTAGATAGATGATGGCGCACTCTGTCTGCTGTCTGGCTGTTGTAGCCTCTCTGATGCACTCTTCGTATGGCTGGGAAGCGTAGACACTAGCCAGCGTAAAGGAGACAGTAAAGAAGGCCAGAGTCCAGAGGCTCCAGTATTCGGCCAGTGTATAGGGTAGGTTTCGGCCTCTGGTCTGGGTTGATCTCTGGGGGCGGTGGTTGGTTGGTCTGGTCATGGTGTATTTGCTGATAAGGTGTGAGGTAAGAAGAAAAATTTTATTAGTCAGAGAAGTAGTAAGTACATCCATCTATGGTCTCGGATTCCCAGCAGAGTTCGGTATCAAAGATTTCCTGAAGGTTGAAACAATTCTCGAAGCGTAGTTCAGGGGCATCTGCTGAGAACTGATTATCAAGCCAATCTTCAGCAACTTGTTCGTCATTGTCAAACTCACCTCTGAACCTCTCATTGAAGCTGTCATAATCTCCGACGCTGTCGTTCTCATGGAACCACTGGAAAAGATAGTCGGGAAGGTCTCCGCTGGTGTGTTCCCTGAAGTTCATCAACTCCTCTATATATTCCTCAATGTCGCTAATGTTCATGTACTCATCAGCTATTTTTCCAGAGAGTCTGGAAGTGTCGGGGAAGTGGTACTCATCAGCTATTCCCATAGCTGGGGAATCTGACAATACATAATCAATACATTCTTGGAAAGCCTCTCTAAAGTCAATCTCTCTTTCCTGAGCATCTTCCCAGAGGGTGACCATATCGAACCACTTAAAATGTAAATGTCCCTCATTGTATGCAGCTAAACACTGAATACATACCTGAGGGTTGTCATCATCTGTCTGGGTTGCTGCTAATGGTGGGCATGCTGTTGCAATAGTCATAAGTAAAGAATAACTATCTATATATATAGCATATTTATTCAAGTAGCACAACAGTAAATATTTTATGATATTCTCACCGCTGTCTTAATAGTAGACTGTAGTACTGGACAGCCTTTTCAGCCAATAAAAAATACCCTGATTTTCTCAGGTAGGATTACACCTGTAGCACAATAGAATTATAGGATTATTAATTGTATTATATGAGACTCAATCCAAGAAAATTCCAGGATATTTTGAGACTCACTTGAGACAATTTTGAGACTGTTAAAAAAAAAAAAAAAAAAAAAAAAAAAAAAAAAAAAAAAAAAAAAAAAAAAAACCACTGACTAATCAGTGGCTAATCAGTGGCCTAATCAGTGGCTAATCAGTGGATTTTATAAACGTATAAGTTGTGAAATCCCCAGCTAGTAAATCAGGTAAATCAGACCTTCCAGAGCTAAAATAATAATCCTCTGAAACATCAACACACTCACAGCTGGACAGTTCCAAATATTCTAATGTTTCATTAATTAATTCTTCTTCGTTATCTTCCAGACCAGAGGCATCACCATAAGCAATAAAAGTTGACCAGTAAATTGGAAGTTCTTCTTTAATAGTTTTCATTAAAAATCCCTCCAGTCTGGACTATAGTTTGGTATCTCTGAAAAATTTTTCTTGATTTTGTAAAGTTCAGATATTTTACTCTGGTCATTCTCAACAGCGTGAATATAACACTCTGTCCAAATTTCTGAAATTTTATCCTGATACTTTTTTAATTCTTCTTTGTATTTAATTTCTTCCAAAGGTAGTTCAAGCTGACCATCTGCTGTCTGTTTCTGCTCTGGACACTCTGGCCTTTCGATCCAATAATCTGACATGAAATAAGCATAATTCAATTCTCTATCGTTGAACTCTCTCAATGTATCTTTCATCCCGTACTCATGGATAGTTTGAGTTTCTGTTACTCTGCTGATATAGGGAAAGTTAAGATACACCCAGTAGTCAGTACCCCACTGTGGATCATTACTCTCAGAATGTGCTGACTGCACATGGGGGTGATTCTGAATCTCTTTAAAAGTCTTTGGTTTTCTCATAGTGTGTTTGGTGTACTACACTATACAGTGTATATCTATTGTAGTACTTTGTCAATAAAAAAGATAATAAGTTATTAACCTATTATCTTAATTACTGTCAGGTGTATTTACACCTGTAAATTTTAAAAAGTGCTACTTCTTAACTGTATCGTTTAAGTCTCTGACTGAGACAGTTGAAGCTGGACTTCCATTAATTGAATGATCCTTATTGCCCAGACCATTAACAAAATTAAGAAATTTCTTTAAGTCATCAATGGCGATGAAATCCTCTGGTCTGGCTAATACGAGCCAATTATATTTAGTGGTAAAATTATTAGAATAATCTTTTATATTGAACTCAGCTAAATAGGGTTGGATCCATATATTGAGAAAACCAACTTCCCACTCAATGAAAGTTAGTTCCCTATCAGTGTTTCTATGTGGTATAGGCATACCAAACATATTCAATAATTCTACTGTTGTAGCATATATGGAACCTTTATATCTCAATTCATTTCTATGAAATGGAACGGGATTGATCGGTGTAGCTGAAATGCAGTTAGTTTTAAATGATGACTCAGTCATTGTAATAGGGGTGGTTTACACCCCTTAATGTAGCACAGGATAAACTAGACTGTCAACGCTAGACACTTTTCAAATGATCTGTTGATTCTCTGGCTGTTCGATCCATTGGGATTTATAAGATTATTAAATCTTATTCTTGCAGCATTAACAGAGTGTGGATTATTTGTTCGACCCTCTATATGTGTCTGGTGGTGGGTAATTGCCTGATGAATCGCATACGCTGTATTGCCTAGCTTATCAGTCTCCTTAATGAATTGCTGTCTGACAGCAGACCATTCTCTATCAAGATCAGTGTATCTTTTCTCTCTCACTGTTCCATCTTTCTCAGTGACAGTACCTTTTAACTTATCCTGATAAGCATACTTGAATACATCAATTAAGTTATCCTGAGTAACTGTTACTTTATTAAGCTCCCTTAGCTGCTGGACTGTCACATCGAAGTCACGTTTAGCCCAGTCAATATGGTCAGGTAAGGCACGAACCAATCTATCAATCGAACTGGTATGTTTGATTATAATATTTTTACCATCCTTACGTACTGACTGCATCTGATTAAAACAAGCAAGCCTAACGTCATAGAAGCTGCACATAAATGATGTACTTTGAGAAAATGAGTTCACAAAACTGACTCTGCGCTTAACAGGATCTCCTGTAGTTACATCTGTTTCAGTTCCATTAATTGCATACTGTATTATGCAGTCTGCACCGCCATTCTGTAATGTGACTGACTCTAAAGTTAAAATACCAGCGTCAACGTATTTCTGACCGATCTCTTTAATCCTATTATTATGCAAAGGTGTCCAACCTTTCTTCCCTATGCCTAATAGGTTGCCAGTACGTGAGTTGATAATACCTTTGTAACCTTTGCAGATAGATTGCTCTCTGGGTAACCTACCGTCTGCGCTGTACGATCCATTGATACCTAGTTCGTTATCTTCATCTATTCCCATATTGTGAAAAATTTCAACAGCTAAAGGATCGAAGTTAAGACCAAACTTTTCAAAGTTTTCTTCATGTGTAAGGTTAGGATCTACTAATCCACTATGAGGAATAATAGTTTCATTGGACTGTCTCTGGTAGCCGAAGCGTAGCGGTTCCATATTAGAACTGGGTGATAGTTCGTTGATTCTCTGGTTGAGAAGTGATAAATCAAATGATTGCATTTTGTGGGTGTAATATGCGTACATTATACAGTGTATATATGTAGTACATTATTGTCAAGCCCCATATTCTGAGAATTATCACTGAGAATTGATATTTTATTGAAAACCTTTACTTATGTGCTACAGTGTAAGGGTTCCATTAACAACCGATTATGAACAACACTGATGAAAGGGATTTTAATAAAATCCTTGAAACGATCCAGTCTTTAGAAGCAAAGATTGATTCTAATTTTTTACACCTGCTAGAACAGGTTGTCGAAATACATAAAATGAGCAAACAGGATCTTTTAGACCGCAGAGAACAAGAATTGGAGAAAGCTAAACAGATAGGAGAAATAATAGATATTCTTCAGTCACATAATGAAGCGATCCAAGTATTACAGTCTAAAAATTAATGGATAAGAAAAAATCTATTGATTTCATTCTTAAAATATTTTCTGAGAATGAAAACTGTCAGCCTGAAAAATATCTTACTAGAAAAGATATTGTGGACATACTCTCTGAGGATTATAAAATTCCAGAGAGTACAGCCTATAGATACCATTTAGAGGCTGAAAAGGAATACACATGGATGCTTGAAAAAAGTAACGATCCACATAAGAAACAGGATAGGAAACAGATAGTATTAGACAACCTGTGGGATATAGCCCAGAGTTTACATACTAAGCTGGGTAAACCTACAACTACAGATGAAGATAATGAAAGATATTTTAAAGCTGTACAAAATTATTCAAACCAACTAAGGATTTACAAAAAAGTATGACTGACTCTTTTTTACATGAACATCAATCTGCGCTGGACAGTCAGCGCGAAGATAAAGCAATTCAAGATTTACAGGATGGGGGTATATATCCCGATCCAACAAATAACAACACTAAAACAATTATCAGCCAATTAGAGGAAATAACTCAAATATTGGATGATCTAATTGAAAAGGAAACAACTACTTATTACCCAGACAGGGAATTACCTGCTAGTTCATTGACTGATCTTGAAGAAGCCTATGATTTACTTGAAAAAATAGTGAATTACGAGCCAACAGATCAGCAGATGATGAGTAGTTTTGGTACTAAATGGCATGATGGATTATGAGTAACACTAATAACTATGTTCTTAAAGAGCAACTTTATGATGAAGCATGGATTGATTATATGGTTGCCCATGATCTTACTCAAGATCAGTTAGAGCAGATAGAGCAGGATTCTGAATTAGGTTATTTACCTGAGATAGCAGAGGAAGCAAACAAACGATTTGAGGATTTATGCCAATGACTAGCGATCCAACTAGACAGTAACTAGTTCTAGCTGTTTCTGATACAATTCATTTCTTCTTAAAAATTCCGCCTCGGCTCCTATGAGTTCGAGGCGGTTTAACATTTTTATCTGTGGCTTGCCTGATCGTCTGGCTATGATGACCGCTCCATACTTAGGTTGGATGTGGGTGAGAGATTTTAGTCCTAGGCTGTACGCTCCAAGCTGGCAACAGAATTGTTCGACCATTTGTTCTGATCTTGCTTCTTTTGCTGTTTTCCAGTCCACTATGAATGGGCCTTCTCCATCTATATCCAGTAGAGCGTCTGCTGTACCAGCAAATCCGTAACCTTCTTTATATACACTGAACTCGACTGCATGAATGGCGGTTACACGTTCCAATATGAAAGACCGTAAGCCTCTGGCGTAGCCACTGGCTGACCAGGCAACTTTGGGGGCTGATTCTGCTGCCTTTGAAAGGCTCCATTGCGTGACTTTTTTCGGACATCTTTCGAGGCCATCCGATCCAGTACGCCAGATATTCCTTTTATTAGCACTTTGCCTAGCAAACTTTGAGGCGAGTTTGAGGATGTATTCTGCGTGTGAATGAGATAATCTACCTCGTTCACAAGCGATGTCACGTTCCAATTCTGAATCAGGGCGTTTAATCCATTTTTCGAGGGCATCTTTGGCTTCCTGTGGTGCGGTTTCTTTTAGTATATGAGTTACGCTGGAATATACATTATTCTTTTCATCACGATATACACGATACGGTCCACTATTGTCTTGTATGAGTGTCCATTTTCGTAGAGATGCTAAGGCGTTCTGTTTGTCTAGCGTTCCCATGAATGGATAATAAATACACGTTCCCATTATTAAAATACCATAAAAAAGAAAGGGGTCAAGTTATGTGACCCCATATTTAGTGCTTTATTCTGCCTCTTTAAATGGGTCACCCCCATCTATGAGACGTTCCAGCTTAAAGTTTTTCTTCACCTCTTTCCATTCTTCTTCAATGGTTGGTGTAATTCCTTTCTTTCTCATTAAAGGAGTAAGTGTGTACTCTGTATTTGTTCCTGCTCCTTTACGAGACAGTATAAAATCTATGTCGAGAAAAGCATCTTCATAATCTTCCAGTTGACTGATTGCATCGAATTGACTTGTTATGGTTTTCTGTGTCCAGGCTAATACCTGTACTCTTTCCATTTCATGATTGTAAACAGCTACACACTGTTCTAGCTTTACTGGTTCAGGTGCGGTACCATCTCTATTTAGTGGTCTAACGTACTTTTCACCAAGTTTTACGTCAATATCCTCTGGGGTAGGATCATTGGCAAATCTAAAAGGTCTTTTTGCTTTTATGTTGCCATCTTCATGACCCCATAGAAGAAAACACTCAAAGGGTGCTTCCTGTAAAAGTGTAAAGCGAACTTTGTCGCCATCATCTAAGTTGTGTGGATTTAGGTAGCCGTCGCGAGAATTTCCTGTATTGGAAGCATCTTCACTGGCTCTTTTTGATACAAAAGGCATAATTGCGTAGTGACTTAAAAGTCTAGTTGCCTTTCTAATGTAGCACAATGACAAATGAATGGCAATAGGCTACAATAAGAAAACCCTCAGAGGTAGGTGAACCTTGAGGGTTTGAAAACATAACTGTTCAATAGGTATTCTAGCACATGAGTAAAAAAAGTTTTATTCCAGAAATCCCTGATAACTGGGTTACTTGTCCAATATATGCTGAAGGTGTAGTACTTCCAAAAAGATCTGATAAAAGTCCAGATAGAAAATCTGACGGTAAGGTGCCCTACGGTAAAGCATGGAAAGAAAAATATACAGCAAGTGACTCTGCATTACTTATAGAAAAAGAGCCAGATAAGTTTAAGGCTATTGGTGTGTTTACAGGACAGCGTTCAGATGGTCTTGTAATTTTTGATGTGGATAAGAATTTAGGTGCGATAAGTAGAAAGTGGGGTAAGGATTTAAAGAACGCTCCAAAGGTTACGTCCTTAAAGAAAAATGCTGCTAAATTTTTATTTAGGGTGCCAGAGGATAAGTGGGGTGAAGTCAGTTCTATTAGTCATACGGGTGCAGGACATGAAGGCTGGGAAGTTATATGGGGAGGACAGGGTGTAATTGCAGGTGAATATTTTAGAGAAGGAGTAGGGAAGGGTAGTTATAAATTGGAAGGCAGTCTTGATTCTGTGCCAAATGCTCCAGATTGGTTAGTGTCCAGAATGAAAGATCAGCATAGAAAGAATAATGAAAAAGTTGATTCTAAGTATGTAGATAACAGATGGTCTAAGCGATCCAAGGAAGAGAGAATAGCTATTATCAGTGGTTGCCTTAGTGTTATCAAATACACTGGACCAAATAGTGAGGACTATTGGTGGGAGATAGGGGCAATGATCAATAATGAGTTGCCTGGTGTAGAGGGTCTTGATCTGTGGAGAGAATGGTCAAAGAAAGATCCAGATTATGAGCATTGTTGGGAAAACGGTGAAGATCCATGTGAGAGAAGATGGTACGCAGCATGGCGTAACGATGGTGCCAGATATAATATGTCTCACCTTATTGATTTGGCAGATGACGCTGATCCTGACAGAAAAAGATTTAAGAATACTGGACTAGATAAAATAATTGATGAGGTACAGGCTATACCTCTTAAGTACAAGGAGGATATACCAGATGGTGAAGATATTATCAGAAGGTATTACGAGATAGACGCTGATCCTAAAAACGAAGATCCTGCATTACATGATCAGGCTGTACATAAATTAGCTATTGAATGTAAACGATCCAATGCTGCTGTTATTGAGCAGATAATAGATAAGCACGAAGTATATAAACGAAATAAGAATCAGAAACCTGTGGGTGTTGATAAGCTGGATGACACACCTTTTGATTATCTGATTCCAGGTTTGATACCTAAACCTTGGACATTATTAGTTCATGCAGATGGTGGAACAGGTAAGACAGCTATGTGTCAGACATTGGCTAAACACATTGGACAGGGTAAAGACTTTGATGTTTTTGGTAGTTTAGTAAGCGTTCCAAAGGGTAGGGTTCTCTGGTTGAATGGAGATCAGAACGAGCGTATATTGCGTAGGCAGTTAAAGCAGACTAACTGTGATGTGAATGTGGAGGTTATACCTGAATGGGATATGACATGGTATGCAAAATTCAAGAAAATACAGAAAAAGAATAAATATGATCTGATTGTTATTGATAGTTTGGATGGTTGTAATGATGCGAACCCATACGAAGAAAATAGAAGGGAGTATGCTCTACCTATAAAAAGATTAGCTAGAAGAAATGGTAAGGATTTTGATGCCTGTACCATAGTGATCATTCATCACAATACTAAGGAAGGTAAGTTTAGAGGAACATCTGCTATCAAGAACGCAGTGGATGAAACATGGAATATGCGTAAGTTATCTATGAATGATGCTGCGGAAATGAATGTGGATGTTAGAACCAGACTTGTAACAGTTGAAAAATCTAGGGATGACAGAGAAGGTTTAAAGATGTTATTTACTTTATTGAGTGATTATACTTATAGGATTAGTTCTGCACCTGAGACAACTGGTGAACGAATAGTTGATACACCTAACCAGCACACTATAAACATCCTTAAAGTTTTACGTAAACAGGATAGAGCATGGTGCATCAAAGATTTAGTCGAAGATGATTTTGTGGGTGGCATACATAGGAAACGGGCCATCATTTATGGTATTGATAAACTACTAGGACAGAAGTTGATTTATGAGTGCGATCCACCTAAAGAGGTAAAAACTGGAGGTCGTCCTGCTAAATACTATCGAGCCATAGGAAAGGCCAAAAAAGAACACTTTTCCTTAACACCCCCTAAAAGTGTGTATAAACTCGAAAATACTGATAGTGGAACGGATTTGAGTAAAAACAAAGATTGTAAAAAGTCTGAAATTGTAAAAAGTCCAGACAAGGAACAAAAGACTTTATACAAAGAGGTACTTTCTACAAAACCCATTGTTAATGAAACTGCCTCTGCTGGAACGGATGTACCTTTATACACAGACCCCCGTGGGTATATAGAGGATTGTGATAAATTTTGGGATATGGATGGCGTACAAAAAGTATCTAATAAAGAAATTACAGAAATAATGATGGATGATGTAGAAGGTAAAAATAAACTTATAGACTTATAGTTATTACTGTACTAAAGTAGAAGAAATTAATTTAACTATGTTAGATAAAAGTAACGACAACCTTAACAACATTGAGTTGATGGCCCGTGCTAAAGCTATAACAGATCAAGTATTAGCTAATGTTGTAAAGGAACAAAGAAGAGATAGACAAATATTTAATTATAAATTGGACCAAACAAAAAGAGAACTATATGAAAAATGTGAAGAGGTTGAAAGTAGGCAAGCATCTATGGCTAAAGAATTACAAAAACTAAGTAATAATAAAGGTAAACTAACAGCCAGACAACTTTGTATAATTACTGGTCAGCCTACTGACTTAAATACTACAAAACCCCTGGGAAGTAAGCTATCTGCTATAAGCCGTGAACTAGGTTACATAATAGATAAAACACTTGAGGGCAATTATAATGTTGGACTTTATTCTCCTTATGTATGTAAAGAGTATTTGGAAAGATATAATTTAGCTATACCTCCGCAACTTCAATATATTAAGAGGTAAATATGTAAATGGATAAACAAAGAGAAAATGTAAGCGTCACTATTTATAAGTTAAAGTCCTATGAGGATGGACCCATAGCCACTGTCAGATATACAGAATATACTCTGGACAATAAAGTACATAGTGTGGATCAGATTGACTATTATGATATTACTGAAATGAATAATCAGATACTAACGGCTGTAACCTGTGGATTAGATGTGGATGTTTCAACAATAATTAATACAGATTTGTTAGAAAAAAGAATCAAAAGCTGGACATAATTTACTGCTGTGCTAGATTAATAGAACCAATAAAATAGAATATTCTATGGAACTCAAGCATACAGAGATCCTTACTAATAAATCAGAAGTAAACTTTTCAGAAGGTAAGGTAACTAAGGTAGAAGAGATAGATAATGTACTACATATATCATTTCAACAGGAAAGTGATGATGTAATTAACAAATGGATAATTACACTAACCAGAGATCAATTTTCACATATTACCAGAGAAGTTAATGTAAAACCTCTTAGTAATGAACAGTTAAAGGCGATCCATTCAAAGAAGGTGGAGGAGCCAGCAAAGGTATCCGTAGTGACTGAGCCAGTGGTTGAAATGACTATACCTGTAAAGATTACTAATCCTAAGAAATATACACATCTTCCTACACAGGACGAGCCTCCTATGAATTGGAAGAATAAAGAGCCTGAAAGAGAAGCAAGAAGAATACGATCCAGGATAGATGAAAGTAAGGTTAGCTGTTTACTAGACTTTATATTTAAGTGGCATAAGAATAACCAGTATAAGGCTAATAATAAGACCGCTAAGTATTCACTGGCTCATCTACTGAAAACACATATTCCTACCACATGGCATATTGATTTTCAAACTTGCAGACGTATTTATCTTGGACAGTCTTACAAAGAAGTTACTTCAGCATACAGATTAAAGTGGATAGGTTTAGTCTCTGAATTAAAAGCTAGAGGTTTTCATACAGAAATACCAGATTATATTAGAAAACATTATTCAGTTTAATATTCCTGTGCTACAATAGTAGAGCAGTTTATTTGGTCCTTCCATGACCTCACAAAATTACACCGTATATTACGGTATTAGAGAACTTTACAGACTTCATACAGCACACAGCATTGCTTTTGATACTGAAACCTTACAACTACAACCAGAGAAAGGTAAATTACGTTTACTTCAGTTAGGTAGCTATTCATCACGATCCATAGTTGTGATTGATTGTTTTGACCTTACCGAAAAAGACTGGGATTATCTGGTACGTTTCTTTAGCAGTATGAAGAGATATTGGCTTGCCCACAACGCAGTCTTTGATCTTGGCTGGCTACAGGAACATGGCATATATCCTAATGGACTTGTTCGTTGCAGCATGATTGCCAGTAGATTACTTACAAATGGTATTCCGCAGGTTAAACACGGTTTAGCTGATGTTGCCTTACGTCATTTAAATAGAGAAGTATCCAAGGAACAACAGAGATCCGATTGGAGCTTAGAGAAACTATCTAAAGAGCAGTTAGAGTATGCAGCCACAGATATAGAAGTTTTACTGGAGCTTGATGCTTTACTTGAGCACAAGATAGAGGCAGCAAAGTTGGGTAAAGCATTTACTTTGGAGTGTAATGCACTTCCACCAATGGCTCAGATGTGGCGTACTGGCTTGCCCTGGAATAAAGATTCTTTAGAGCAGTGTCTTATAGATTACGAAGATGATGCTAAAGAAATGGGTAATGAGTTTATTCGTGAATTAGATAATGCTTTACCTGAGGATAAAAAATTACCTAGAGAAGAAAACGGAGACTATAATTTACGTGCGAAAGACGAGGGTTCTATAAGACTAGGAACTAAAAAGTATAAAGGTTTTAACATTAAGAGTTCCAAACAGTTATTAGAAAAGCTGGAGATACTACTTGGCTACTCACCAAAAGATAGTAATGGTAAAAAGTCTGTATCAAGAGAAGCCTTGCGTAAATGTGCTGCTGATTCTGAAACGATCCAAACACTTATGAATTGGAAGAAAACAGAAAAGCGTAGGCAGATGTTAGCCAGTATTCAGGAGAAAATGGCTGATGATGGATTCGTTAGAGCATCCTATATGCAACTTGGTGCAGACACAGGAAGGATGTCCAGTATTAAACCTAATAACCAGCAGATACCCAGAGATGCTGAGTTCAGGCAATGTGTTGAGGCACCTGAAGGTTGGGTAATAGTTGATGCTGACTTTTCACAGATGGAGTTAAGATTAGCTGCTGCACTTGCTAATGATAGGAATATGATAAAAGCATTTAAGGATGGTGCAGATTTGCATGACTACACTGCTGAACAGATGGGTTGCGATAGACAGATAGCTAAGTCAGCTAATTTTGGTTTGCTTTACGGTGCTGGATCTGAAGGTCTACGTAATTACGCAGGTAGTAGTGGGGTGCTGATGTCGCTTGATGAAGCAGCGAAAGTTCGTGACAACTGGTTAAGTACCTATAATGGTATTCAAGATTGGCAGAACAAGAATTATATTGAGGCAAAGGAATCAAAGGAAGATGAATGGGCAGAGACTAGAGTTCCTGTTTCGGGTATGCGTAGATTTTTGAAGGGTGATCTTAATAGGATTACAGTCAGGTGCAATACACCTATTCAGGGTGCAGGTGCAGCAATACTTAAATGTTCTTTAGGTAAATTATGGAAGAGTGTAAAAGAAGCTGGTGAAGATACTGTAAAGATTGCAGCAGCCGTACACGATGAAATAATTCTTTTAGTCAAAGAAGAACACGCAGAGGAGTGGTCTAAGACTCTGAAAGATATTATGGAACGATCTGAGTCATTATGGCTAGGGGAGATACCTGCACTGGCTGAAGTACAGATAGGTAAAACATGGAGGGAGGTGCATTAATTTTTAAATTTATAGCTGTTTATTTTCGTGTATGTGCTAGAGTAGTACAAGACAAAAGATTTAATGGCTATTGTTCACGGAAACAAAACTTATTTCCAAGTGTTAGTCGATCCAAATAGAGCTTCGTTAGCACAGGAGTTGGCAGATAAAGAGGGTATAAAAGCTACGGCCTGGGTAAGAAATTTAATTTATTCGGAGTTGGAGAAGGCATACCCTAAGTCTGTTTATGACATGGCTAAGGCAGAAGATATTGTTGTTTGGCAAAAATCTGTTAGAAAGAGAATAGAAGGCAGAAAAACTAACAAAAATGAAAATTGAGGAAAAAATTGCAACAGCTAATAAAAGAATAATAGAGTTACAAACGCTTATTAAATACTGGGAAAATGACAGTAGAACAAAAGTTGATAGAAAACTACAAAGCACAGTTAGCTGAACTCCATAATCAATACTTTTTTGAGAACATGGATGGTAAGGAATACTGTGTAAG